CTGGAATCAAACTTGCTCGCGTCATCTTCCTGGTGCATGCACTCATACCCGTCGCGGGGGGCGTGGGGTGCGTCATTCTGCGCCCAGTCGAACCACTCGCCCGCCTCCTCGCCCGTCATCCCACTGCTGTAGGTTATGAAGTGGTGCTTGCTCCAGATCCGGGTGAAGATCTTCTGAGCGGCGGCCACCCATGGCCCTACTAGCACCTTGTACTCGTCAGAAGAGGTGGTGATGCCACGCATGGAGGCATCAACATTCCTGTACGCCGGGTCGAACACTCCTGCCGGGCCCGTTGAACTCGCTGCCGTTTGCTTCTCGTTCTTCGAGAACGGGGACTTCTCCTTCTTCCCGAACATGCCTGACTTGAGTAGGTGCTTGTCGGACGGGGTCATGGCGTGGACCCGGGTGAGGGCTATCTCCAGTCTCTTGCGCTCGGCTGCTCCGTACTTGCTAAGCCACTCCTGTTCCGGCATAGGTTGCATCTCAGCGAATTCCTCGGCGTACTTAGGGAACAGCCAATGGAAGTTGAGTGCTGTCCATCCGATGATGCGGGCTATGGCTATAGGGTCCTCAGGCATGTGGCGTGTGGTCCGGTGCTGGATTGCCCCTACGACGTTGTGTTGGTTGTTAGCGTATGTGATGGGGGGTTCGCCGTCGAGGCCGAATCCAACGCACACAAGCGGAGCGTTGGGGATGCGGCGCGCAACAGCGTCCGTGGCAAGGATTAGCCGGCTCCCTGCCTGGGTGGGGGGTGGTTTGGTGTTCATGTTGATGGGGAGCATGGGGACTGACGCGTGCGCCCCGATGTCGCGCATTTCGATGCCGTCAATATCCCGCGTCTGCATGATGTTACCGTGGTTGCATGCTGTCACAATGGCCCAGCCTATGATGATGGTTGCCAAGCTCACCCCGCACATCCATACAATGACTGTCATGGCCGTCTCAATGGCATTTGCCGAAATGAGTGTGTCCACGGCCTTCTGGGGGAGCGCTTCGCAAATG